CTCAAGCTGACCTGGGCTTGAGGCGGAACTCACGGAATCCAGACTGGTCGCCTGGCGTAACTTCGGTTGCGGGCTACAAGACCACGCGCGCTTAGAAGCATATCTTCACGGACGTGATTCGAAGCGCAACACGAGATGACTTTGCAGTTGTCTCGTGCGAACACCACGGGAATCAGGGACGTCGAACCCTGGATGTTCAAGATCGCACGTGAGAGACCTGGAATGTATACGATCAAGATCTTCATACCATCCATGCCCGACTGCCCATTCGACATTGCGAAAGCTGAATCAGTGATGAGAAAGGTCCTGCTATATGGAAGCGTACATTTACTTTTGTGCCCAGTTGCCCATTTGATGCTTGGCATGCCTGGCTTCTTTTACTTCTTGGCCGTCGTAAATGTGATTGGCTTCGTCTTCGTCTACACTCAGTGGCCGGAGACGATCGGCGAGACCTTGGAGGTGAATTTCACTGGAGAAGAGTTTGCAAAGCTCGATAAGGTGATCATGAACCAGACATACACCGAGAGCAAGTCGAAAGTGCAGAGTGCCATTGTGTTTCAACACGCATCCGTCATCTGGCCGTCACACACGCCTGATGATGTCACGATGCGTACACTGGGTCCTTGGGCTATAACCGAGTACCGTTGCAATGGCACATGGATGAAGAATTTCTTTAAACGTTTCCCATACCTACCCTGCGGCTACTCTATGAAAAAACAAGTGAGACTATGTTTAAGGCAGGGCATTGGTGGTGCGACGGTGACATCCAAGGACGGCGACCTTCCTGAGGCCGATCCCACACCCAAACCCGCTCCGCCGGTCGATCTCAGCAGTGACACCGGTGTACCAGTGGATAAACGATATGTGAGGACTCAGGATGTCTCACAGATCGAGAGGCACGCTCATAAATGTTGTGAGTGTGGCTGCACGTACGAGCATGGTCACCCAGGTGGACACGGCAAACATGGTCAGTGTCTTGGGAATTGTCCTGAACCCACATGCCCTAGGCATGACCCAGGAGTTGACTACGCAGGTGCTCAGAAGTTGCAGCCCACACCACCCAAAGAGGAGCCAAAGACCACTGAGAGCAAACCCCCACGCAACGATTTAGGCTATGTTGAGCCTGGACACGGAAACGAGGATCTGCACCCGCTCGGAGGTGCCAGCGCCGAAGATACAGAAATCAGAGCTGAGCGGCAAGATCGGATCGTCGAGAACGTGGCAGGAGTCGGAGTGGTCGGTCAATCCACAGATTCATCCAACACCAAGCAAATTGTTGGTGTGGTGTCTCTACCAGTGACCGATACACCAAATGTGTACGCTCGGGAGGCTGCCAATGTGCAGTCTGCCATTGACAATAGGATCACGAAGAAGCAGCGTCCCTTCACGGCAAACAAAGAAGATAAGGCGCTGCTTGGAAGGTTGGTTTACGCCGCCATTGGGGATCACCCTCGCCGCTCACTGTTTAGCGCGCGTCGTGTGACAGCATGGTGGGAAACTCACCTCTTTGCTGATCTGAAATCGGGCAAGTGGACCGAGGACAGATTGTCCAGAGCCATAGAGAACCTGTGTGGCCGCATACAACCAGGTTTCAAGTTGGCTTGTGACGTGAAACTCGAACCTATGCCCGAAGGGAAGGCGCCGAGGATGCTGATCGCAGACGGCGATGAGGGGCAAGTGCTTGCCCTCCTCACTGTTTGCTGCATTGAAGATTCTATCAAGAAGCATCTCCCCAAGAAAACCATAAAAGGACTTGGGAAGCGCGCCGCCATGGAGAGAGTTGCTGCGGAGCTCCGTGCGCCAAAGGCCGCATACTCAAATACCAAGACACAGTCCACTCAACGGACTGGCAACGGCAAGATGCTGAAGCCTGGGGTGTCAATCTTTGAGGGTGACGGTTCTGCATGGGACACCACGTGTAGCATACAGCTCCGCGATTGCGTGGAGAATCCAGTCATCCTGCATGTTGGGTCAATTTTGAAAGTTTTCATGGCCCAACCCCAGAGCTGGATCCAAGCGCACGACGACATATCGGTGTTAGATAAGTTAACAATCACTTTCAAGAAAAACGGAGAATTTAGGAAGCATATTATCGACGCCATTCGTCGCAGCGGTCACCGTGGGACCTCATGTCTCAATTGGTGGATAAACTTCACGTGTTGGCATTGTGCAATTTTTGAGGAGCCTGAGAAGTTCCTCGATCCTGATGTTCGCTACGGCCGCGACCATGCGGGCACCTACCGGTGGATTGCCTCTGCTTTCGAAGGTGACGACAGCATACTCTCAACAACACCGCGGATTGAAGAGAAGGACGAGCTGTATGTGTCGCTAATGCAGCGATGGGAACGGTTCGGTTTCAATATGAAGATATTCATCCGCGCCAAGCGTGCATTATTTACCGGCTATCACATGGCCTTGGACAATGACGGTCCAACCGGCGTTTTAATGCCTGAGGTTGATCGTTGCTTCGCGCGCGCAGGCATATCATGCAGCCCTTCAATGATTGAGTATTTTAAGAAGGGAGACCGCGCCGGCTGCCAGTCGGTGTCGCGGGCAGCCGCCTTATCACGTGCTCATGAATTTGCGGGCTGCGCACCCACGATATCAACAAAATATCTGAGGTATTATGAGAGCCTAGCGGTGAAGACAAACGTGGACAGAGATCTCCAGATGCGTACTTGCGGAGGTGACGCGGAGTTCTCGGAGCCTGACATCGTGGCAGAAATTAATCTGAAGAACGGTGCAGCAATGACCTTTGACAGCGCGGAGCGAGACCGCCTTGCAGCTGTTGGGTTTGAGTGCACCGAGGAAGAATTGTCGCGATTCTCGCTCAGAGTGTGGGATTACGATGTGCTGAAGGATTGGGAAGGCTTCCGCGAGAGCCTTCCTGAGTCATGGCGTATGGCGTAAACCAACGCCACGGCTTGCCCGTGGAATGCATTAATTCGTATCGTTGTAATTAAGCCATTTTGGCTAAAGTCCCAGGCCTTGAGGAGGAAATGCCTCAGGGGAGATGACGTAGGACAATTGCATACCCAGGGGATGTTCCGCCCCTCTCTCCTTGTCCGGGGTTCTGAAGGGAGAAACCCTAACAAGTCAGGCTTATTCTTGACCCCTCGCTTGATGAGCGCAAGCAGGGTGCAGCCTGCCGGTCCAGTGGGAAGGAGCTGGCCTGAGGTGAAAGTCGTGCCGAACGCGGGTTGACAGCCGCGTAGGGTTAGCCGCCTTAATCGGTACAGGAGTTCCCCCTCTCCCGCGCATCCTTAAGGGATGTGACCCCAGCACCCAAGCCGTAATGGCGTGGAATGTTGGAAGGGGAACTAAGGAATGGTTGCGCCGTGATCCAGCACTGCTTGACAAATCTGGACTCATCTAGCAGCAGGAATGTGTATTCTAAGCCCTCCGACCTCTGACGAGACTATCAAACATCCAAGGTAGCACGTGATTAGGTTCAAGTCAAGTCGGTGAAGGTGGTTTCTTGAGCCCCACCTTTTGGAAACACCAGGAGTTGATCGCCCTGGCTCGGCGCCGAACGGACAGATTCATTTCTGCCCGATAGTTTTGGCCGCGCTCGTGTGGAGTACACATTTTGGATGAGATGTCAGTGTGCCTAGCTTTCGCGAGCTTTGCACACACAACGCTCTGTATATAGTTTCACTTGTATTCCGTGGAACGTCGAACATCGATGGCCCACGTGGACCTGGGCGAAGACCTAGTTGTCGTCTATCAAGCTTTCTGTTTTTTCTATGGCGCTTACCGCCAAGCAGCAGCGTGCCATCGCGGATGCCGCACCAGCAGCCAAAGCTGCGATGCGGGCAGCGTTTGCCCTGCAGAACCGTGGCCGAGTGCCAGGCGTAGATAGGAATGCTAAGCAAGCACGCGCACGCGGCCGTCGCGGCATCCCAACGGCAATTCAGAATATGCCTAGGGGTGCTGCTGGCCCGCGTGGTGAGATGCCTGATGCGACTCGGTTCCATTGGGATCAGACGCCCGCCTCGTCGAATGTGGTTGCGCCTCGTGGATTTGGTTATTACGACGCGTTTACACACAGTCCGAGCGACGCTGTCACTGCGTTTAGTGTTGGTCCTGCTACCCCAATACAGGCTAACACGCGCGCCAATGTCACTACCAGTGCACCTGACGGTGTTGGTGCGGGTGATTTGGGTCTTTCGATGATTATCGTTTACCCCGCCGCTACTGACGCACAAGCAGCACTGTTTAAGTGTGGCGCGACCGCAACTGACCCAGTGACGACCACATATTTCAGGTCGCCTCAGTTGGCATTGTCCAGTGGGCCGGAGTCAGTCATGGCGACACGCTGCTCTTTGCAGATTCGTAACATCACTCAGGTATTGAACCAGGGTGGTGTTGTTCGTTCGCTGCGAGTGACGACAGGCATCATCAATCCTGGTATAGTCAATGGACCGACACAGGATTTACTGGACCTTGCTGAGCATGTCCGTAATCACGCCCGGACACGCACATACGCCGGCGCAGATTTGGTCGAAAATAAACAAATAAATTGCACCGTGGTTGACCAATCTCGCGCAACGACGTTTCTTGATTTCGGTTTGCAGGTGCCCGTTGAGGACCTCCCCTGGATTCCCCCAGGGAGTGGTGTATCAGTCGGGCCATATACGCTGGGCCTGCATAATCCCACATACACACCAATCATCCTGCTGTTCGAATCGTTTTCGACGACAAATGAGTACGAGATATCCATCCGTACTCAGTTTCTCGCGCATTACGTGCAGGGCAGTATGCTCGCCAATCTCGCGATCACGCCACCTTCTGTCGGAGACAAACTCAACGTTCATCGTGATAACGAGGAGCGGAAGGGTTCTGTCCTTCACGATGTGAGTGTGGCGTTGAAACACGCTGGCAATTGGGCCATGGAGCATGGTGGTGAGATTATGGGCGGCATCGGAGCGGCCAAGTGGGCTGTCCCTAGAGTTGGGCAGGCGCTTGGTTGGGGAGCGAAGCTTGCCCCGCTGCTTTGATTCTCTTCGCACCCCTTCAGGGGGTGCGCGGAGGGACAGGGAGCATGTGTAGATTGATGACCTCAGGCGGTCTTCACACTGCATGCGCACAACGATACGGTACTCCTGGTGCGCTACCAGTGAGTTAATCAAAAATCCACTGCTCAGAAGAAGCAGTGGTCCCGAGGGTGGCGGCCTCAACTCACTTTCTAGGGGGG